ATACAATAATATTAACAAAAAACTTTATCAATATAAAAGTAGAGATATTCATTGTCAAAATAGTAAGTTAGATCTTCTTATAAATAGCATTGGTTTTATTAATTGAATTATTTTATGAAAAGGAATATTTTTACTCCCCCCTCCTTTTATTTGTAACAAATTATCGCTTTTGATAAATCAAATAACTTAGTCTAAAAAAGAGTTCTATTTAACGTTTATAATATCTAACCTATCCTGTTTTTTAACACTGATTTACAAAAAAGATTTTTTGAAATTATCAATTGCACTCATTGACTCATTTCTATCAAAAACATATTAGACAGATGGGAAGGTATGAGCGCTTTGTGGTGATATAATCAAATAAAACATGTTCAACATTAGGATGTGTAAATAATTTTTTACATAGGGAATATGGTTTTAATCTACTGCATTATTAAGGCTATCTGCGACTACTGAACCAATCAACGATCTTCTAATACCACCCATTAAATAACAACAAGAGCACAAGCTGAAATCTTGACGATATATTACTAATTACCTAACCTTCCAAATCAACTTCCTGTAATAGTTTCCCAATTCCCATTCCTTGTTCTACAGTTTCTTTGGAATTAATTTGAGCCTTAAATCAGCAATCGATTATGAGTTTTTTGGATAGAGGTTTTAAATCAATAACTTAGTTATTAATCAATTAGTTAATTATGCATATAAAAACATATTAAGCACTATAAAATCATTTTCGATCGCCAATATACCGCCATTTTTTATTTAATCTAGTTTGTTATTATTGAAATAAAATGACTCAATTTCTATTTAATTAATCATGTTCTAACGGATTTAATCTCACAGCATCTTCGAAGTGATCGGGAGCAAAATGAGCGTAGCGCATGGTCATTTTAATATCGGTGTGACCTAATATTTTTTGCAGGACTAATATATTGCCACCATTCATCATAAAGTGGCTCGCAAAAGTGTGGCGTAATACATGTGTTAATTGTCGATCAGGTAGCTCAATACCAGTTCTATCTAATGCCGAGCGAAAGGCCGAATAACAAGCAGTAAAAAGCTGGCCATTTTTATTGGGAATTTGTTGAAATAACTCATCACTAATTGGAATTGTGCGGTTACGTTTACCTTTAGTATTAATGTAGGTGATTTTTCTGTCTTTGACTTGAGCGCTTTTTAAGCTTTCAGCTTCACTCCATCTGGCACCAGTTGCTAAACAAATTTTAACAATAATGGGTAAATCGGTTGCACTACTTTGCTGACAAGAATTGAGTAAAGATTGAATTTGTTCTTTGGATAAATAAGCCATCTCTTGTTCATCGGTTTTAAATGAACGAACAAGTTCTAAAGGATTTTTATGCTGCCACTCCCCTAACCGAATTAACTCGTTAAACATCGCTTTAAAGTAGGTTAATTCAAGGTTCATTGTTCTAGGAGCAACGGTTTTAATGCGATCAGTTCGATATATCTCACCATCAATCCGTTTTTGGCGATAAGTAGTAAATTGTTTTGCAGTGAAATTTGTTGCTAATGGATTGTTCATACAATCACTGGCAAAAAGCATTGCTTTTAATCGAGTTTGACCATCTTTTAAGGTTTGACCATGCAGCGAATACCAGCTTTGGATTAATTCAGATAAACGACGCTTATCAATTTTTTCATTAATCCATGGTTTTTGATTTGCTTGTTCTTCAAGATAATTTTCATATGCTAATGCCTCCCCTTTGGTGGCAAAATTTTTACGGATCCTACGACCGCCAGGGAGATATTTTTCAAATAACCATTTTCCATTAGGTTGTTTTCTTACTGACATAATTACAATTAGTCCTTTGCTAATTTAAATCAATTGTCCTTTTAATTCACTAAATTCTTGTTCAGTAATGGCTCCCTTATCTTTTAAGCTTGCCAACCGTTCAAGTTTAACTAAAGTTTCATCGGAAATAATCGCTTCTTTAGATTGTTCAGCTGGTTTAAATTGTCCTTCACCTGTCGCTAACCATTGTAATGATGCACCAGTTTCATCCATACATTTGACAACAAGATCAGAAGGAAAGAGATCTCGTCGATAACGGATTGATAAACTTGCTGCTGATGTTCCTAAATAATTGCTGTATTCGACTTTGGATTTAAACCCATAAGCCTCAATGATTCTGTCCAATACTTTGGCACCACCAGAATTAAAATTAATACTCATTTTGAATTAAGCCTAAGTTAATTTTAAAATAAAAATATGATTGACATTAAGCTCAGCTTAATGATAAATTATATTTAGTTTAATTTTACATATAAATACACATAATTACATATAAGCATATTTATGTTAGGAATAATGCACTATGATGACAACAATTTCAATCACTATTTCTGCTCCGTACGTCACTGTTGATGAATTTGCACGAGTTTCAGGCATGAACCCGCGTACTGTTAAAAAATATGTACATGAAGGATTGCTACCAACGCGAAAAAAAAGAATCACAGGTAAACATGACCGCTCAACAACATTAATTAATATGACCGCCCTTACGCTTGAAGGGGCGAAAGCATTTAATCCTGAACTAAATTTGATGGAGCAATAATATGAGCCAGGCTATCTATTTAAGTCAAAAATCGACTACCCAACCGTTAGTTATTTTTATTCAAATCAATAAACATAATCCAAATGGTTGGATTGAAAAAAGTAATGGTAAAGCCATTAAATTAAAGCAAGTTAATCATCGCCAAAACTAACTCAAACCATTTGATAAAGCCTTTGTCTCTTTCGAAAGACATGGCTCTTTTTTGATTCAAACTACATTTATATAAGGAAGAGCGATGAATAATATTGAACAATCTCGTCAACTTGAACATATAAGACATCTATATCAATTAATTCATGGACATCGCAGCTTAGTTCGCAGCAATTTTAATCGGTTAAAGCCAGGACAAAAAAGACTGTTATTAGCAGCCGCAGGCATAACATCATTAAACACAAGATTGTCGTATTCAGAGCATAATTTAAACTTTGATCAGCTTAACGATAATGAAGTAGATAACTTAGAGATAGGACTTCGCCGTTTACAAGCTATTGTGGATGTTTTTGCTCACTGTGAAGCACAAGATTTTACCAAACAATAATGAATATCAAAATGAGGAAAAAACATATGAACTCAAGCAATATTACTCAATCTAAATTAAACGATATATCGGGAAAAGTTAAACAAAAAACCGAACAACGACTTTGTGATCTTTATATAAATCGCTTAATGCAAATAGGCGGTCATATTTTAGATCAAAATTTAACTGCTAGCGAAGTAAATGAATTGCTTTATCAAGAAGCAGAAAAACTTCGCTATCAAAGTTATGAGACTAACGCCTAATGCGAGATATTATAGACCAAGCAAATGATTTGGCTCAGCTTGAACTCGATAATTTACTTGCTAATCGTCAAACTTTTACCGGCGAATCAGCAAAGGATTGTATCGAATGTGGCGAGCCAATCCCTGAAAAACGTAGACAATTGTTAAAAGGTTGTCAACTTTGTATCGATTGTCAAAGTCTAAAAGAACTGCGAGCCAAACGATAATTGCTACCGAGAATTTATGACCAGTCAATCTTTCTCTTTACCTTTTATTCCAGCTAAAAATAAACATTCACTATTATTAGCTCTGCGTGATTACTATGAAAATATTGGGCAATATTTACCTAATAAAAAATTAGTAAGAACGCCAATAGCCCAGTTTGATTATGAAAAAAAAATGCCACAATCTATCAGCTATAATGAAATTAAATTGTGGCAAGTTGATCAAGAAGACCACCCATTCCGTACTCAATTTTTTAGTGATTTACCTGATTTCTTAGCTGGTTATTTTGCTGATAAATATATTAATCTTTTTCATGCTGAAGGAAGAAAACAAGCCAATAGTTTTTTACGGCAAACTTTAGGTGGCAATATTCAGGCAAGAATATCGCAAGTCAAAGCACGTTATCAAGTAGACACGCCCAGTGCCTTATCGATTAATTTTTCCGAGGAATTTGCCCGATTAGCCACATTGAGTACAAAAAAGTTAGTAAAATTAAGTGTTGACATAGTCAATTATCTAAATAAACACATCCAGACCTGTCTTGCCGATCAGGCCTTTTGTTTAACAGATAATAATATTGAGAGCAATAGTTTAGAGCAAAAACTTTATCGAACAGTCTTAAAAGAATTAAATGGAATTAATATTATACCCCCCTATTTTAATGATTTTAAAAATCACAAATTAACTAATGATAATTGTATTAAAGCATTAGCTAAAATAACCAATCATGAATGGTGGCAACGTAAATTAAAAACTCGCAGAGATTTTGAACATGAACATTTTGCAATTGCCGTAGGCCAAGTACAAAAAAAGGCATCTCCTTATGCTAGTCGTAGCTGTCAAATGGAATGGCAAGAACAAAAACGTCGCAATCAAAAATATCTTGAAAAGATGGCAATAGAAAATCCAGAAACGGGTGAACAAATACCATTGGAGTTACAAGTTTATAAATCGGTAGCTAATCCAGCAATAAGACGTGTAGAACTTATGACACGAATGCGCGGCTTTGAAGATTTAGCAGATCAGTTAGGTTATCAAGGTGCTTTTATAACCTTGACAGCCCCAGCTAAATATCACAGTGTGCATGCTAAAGGCGGCTTTGTTGAGAACTGGCAAGGTAACACTCCACGAGAAACACAAGCCTACTTATGCAAAATTTGGTCACGAATTCGGGCTAAATTAAATCGTGAAAATATTCAATTTTTTGGTTTTCGTGTTGCCGAACCTCATCATGATGGTACACCTCACTGGCATATTTTAATCTTTATGCATCCAAAAGATATTAAAAAAGCTTTTTATAGTATGTGGATATATGCTATGGATGAAGATGGAGAGGAAAAAGGTGCAGCCATCAATCGTTTTGAATTTAAAAATATTGATAAACAAAAAGGATCTGCAACTGGCTACATCGCCAAATATATTGCCAAAAATATTGATGGATATGCACTAGAAAACGAAATTGATACGCAAACAGGCGAAAACTTAAAACTATCATCTAAAGCGATAACCGCTTGGGCCAGCCGCTGGAAGATTCGCCAATTTCAACAATTAGGGGGGGCACCCGTCAGTGTATGGCGAGAACTGCGTCGTTTAAAAAATAAAAAAGTAGCCAATGATATTATCGATCCAGTATTAGCATCGGCCGATATTGGTGATTGGGCAGCTTATACTACTCATCAAGGTGGACCATTAGTCAAACGAAAGGATATTAAAGTCCGGCTTGCTTATGAGGATAAAGTTAATCAATATGAAGAAATTATCAAAAAAATTAAAGGGGTCTATGCACCGATTCATGGTTTTGCATCTTTTATTTGCACCCGATTAATTAAATGGAAGCTAGTTCCCAAAAATATCAGTAATGGCGTAAAAACTAATGATGTATCTTTATTGCGGGCGGAACGCACGCCTTGGAGTTCTGTCAATAACTGTACTCACACAGTTAATTTTGAACAACAAAGACAAACTATTAAGCAACAACTGAAAATTATCGGTTTACCAGATAATGATTTAAATGTGAATCAACTCTACTTAAGACGAAGTATCAGACTAAATGCGCATCAGCATCTTATATTAACTGATTCTCTAAATGGGCTTCATCTAATAGTAAATAATCATTATATTAAACAGAAAAAAAGACCACTTAAAAACTATATCAATGCCACATTTAACTAAAGCAAAAAAGACATTATTGGTGTTTTTTACTTAGTGAATAGTGTAAGATGTTAAGTTAAAAATATATAAAAATGCTAAATATTTTAGCAAAAAATAAACAAATATACTAAATATATTAGAAATTATTAACTACTTTTGTTTTAAGTCATTTTAAAGTGACTTGATCGAAAAAGTAATTATTATGTACTAAATATAAAAACAGCATTTGAGGAGAAATTGAAATGAATGAATTGGAAAAAATAAAAACAATAGAACGTGCAGAACTACTTTCACGAATCATTACTGAACATATTCATTTACGGGAGCCGGATAAAGACATAATAATGTTTTGGTTTCGGGATTTACTTGAGCCATTAAAGGAGCAAATAGCCACTAAACATCCGGATAACCCAAATAATCCATAATCACTTTAGGATAGTTGAAAATAGTTCATGCCCACTTAACTATAATCATCAACTATCCACTATATAATCTAAAAAACTAAACTTAATGAAAGCTTCTCTTTATATCCTAATAACATAAATTTATTCATTATTTGCTAATAATTATTGTCAATAATTCATTATAGCAATGACTATTTATATAAATTAAACTTTAATACTTAAATTTTTAATTAACATCTGAAACCATACAAATACTCATTTATTTTAGTCAAAATACATGATTTTAATTGTCTAAACTCTCACTACAAAATCTTATCAATAATAATCATTAATCAATTGATTAATAACAAATTTTAAAAATTAACTTTTCATTATAAATTAGGAGGAAAGAGTGAAAAACTGTATAATTAAACAGTGTTAAGGAGTTGCTTTTTTTATCCTTTGATTCTTGATAACTGATATCAGGATTGGAATATGCTTATTAAAAAGGATAGTAAAAAATGATAGCAAATTTCGCATTACAACATTAATTGATTAAATGTTTATTTTCGGCTTTTGCTGGAACATTAGTCTTTTTAGTGTTTAGCTGTTTTAATTGGCAATCTGAACTTACCTGCGACATAGCTATGGCCAAGGTAGTTGGTCGGGAGTCAGCTTAATTTAAATTCGAAATAAAAATTAGTTAAATATATCAAAGGAAATGAAAAGTCATGAAATTAACCGAACACTTCACATTAGAAGAATTTACTCGCTCAACAACAGCCACTCGACTAAAAATAGATAATCATGTGCCAGATGAATTAATGGTAAATATTTATCTGACAGCTAATAAATTAGAATCAGTTAGAGAAGTTTTAGCCCATCCAATCATCATCACATCTGGATACCGCTGCCCTGCTTTAAATAATCAGGTGGGAGGGTCGCAAACCAGCGCCCATACCAAAGGGTTAGCAGTTGATTTCCACTGTGCTTACGGTAATCCAAAACAAATTTGCCAACGATTAATTATGGCTGACGTTGAATTTGACAAAATCATCCAAGAATATAATCAATGGGTTCATATTGAATTTAGTCACATAAACCAACGCCGTCGTGTACTTACTGCAGTTAAACAAAACGGAAAAACTATTTATTTACCAGGATTAATATGAACAAAAATAACGTCACTATTGCATTTGCATTTATATTATTGTTTTTTATTACTAGCGATTTACTGCATGCTAAACAATTAGCACAAAATGAAGCTAGTCAATTGGCTCAAAAATTAGGTCAATTACAGCAAATAATTATAAAAAATAATCAAATTATTGCTAATAATGAAAAAAATAAACAGTCTTTAGAACAGCAATCGTTACAAAATCAGGAGCAGATTAATGGTCAACTCAAAGAGAATTATTGCGCTAACCAGCTGGTGCCTCTGCCTATTTCTGGTAGCTTGTACAACCGAGCGAAAAATCTTCGTCAGTCAACCAATACCAGCGAATTTACTCATTAGTTGTCAGCCGAATTTGCCTCCAAAACCAATGACCTTTGGTGATAGTCTTAAATACAACGAACATCTATTGCATGTCATTGAAAAATGTAATGCGGATAAACAGGCTATTCGAGAGATTAATAACTCTGACGGCAACTGATTTTTGTTAATTGAAATACAATACTTTATCGTATTGTATTTCAATTTGTCACAATTTGGCTTAATTGCTTAAAAATGATTTAACAACGACCATAATATTAAAAAGCTATTTATAACGAGTGACCCTCACACCTCGGCGGTGCAATGGTTTTAATAGATCGATACATTTCTTGTCCGCCGAGATCTATTTATTAAAACATCATCAATGTCGCTGTTAAAAATAAGTCTAAATTAACTATGGAGTAATTTAAAAATGATTGTTTATACCATGCAAAATGAAACTATTGATGCACTAGCCTATCGAGTTTTTGGTAAAACAGCGGGAATTGTAGAAATAATTTATCAAAACAACCCAAAACTATGTGAATTGCCAGCGATATTACCTATGGGTTTAGAAGTAAACGTTCCAGAATCAGTATCTGAAAAAAATTTTAATTCTATAAATTTATGGGACTAACTTAATGACAGAACCCACCAGTTTAACTTTTACCTCATTTATAAGCGCTTTTTCATTATCAATGATTTATCCAAACATTGAAAATGGGATTATCTTAGGCGCTCTTTGTGGTTCTATTTTATTAGTAATTAGTGAACAATGTATTTCTCTTTTGCGTCGTATCGTCCTATTTCTTATCTCATTTTCTATGGGTTTACTCTTAGCTGAGATGACGCTGTATTTACTCATCCCAATTTTTCCAACCAATATTCAAACTAAAATGCCACTTGGCTTAGGTGCATTAATTTCATCAGCTATTAGCGTTAAATTATTACTATGGTTAATTAAAAAATTCGATGATCCAACTAACTTTTTCAATTACTTTAGAGGCAAAAAATCATGATAACGACACTTAATACTATTTTTTGTTTAATGATTGCAGTGCGATTATTTACTTTTGATCGTAACAATTACCGCTACAAAATTAAATACTGTTGGTTAGCTTGGTTGATGATTGTATCAAGTGCTGCTGTTAGCTTATTTTCATTTATCGATCTACCCCATCGTGCTTATCTAGCTCAAGTTGTGATGAACATAACATTATTACTTTGTTTATTTAAAAGTAAAGGCAACATAAGCATTCTAAGTCGTTCAGCAAAATCGGCTAACAAAACAAATTCACAATAAAATAATTGTGATAAATTGAAAAATAGCCGTTTAAGCAAGTAAATAGCTGAATTAAATATTTGGACCAATACGAATGGATTGAGAATTGAGAATTGAGAATTGAAAGTTATTTTATTTCAACCTCAGCTATCTTTCACTAAATTAAAATTAACTGTTTTAAAGTAACCAAGATTATTCATAAATATTAGAAGGATCGGTATGAAAAAAATTAACGATTTAAAAAAATATCTGTTAAAAAAAAATCTGCTAGACAATAACTCAGCAACTAAAAATCAATTTATCGTCAAAGATGGTATTGTTGAGCCTTTCTCTGTGGACAATTCAGGATTCCAATACCATTTCACC